GAGCTGGGACCAGAGCTGGAACCAGAGCCAGAGCCAGAGCCAGAGCCAGAGCCAGAGCTGGGACCAGAGCCTGAACCAACTGGTCTCGAGAATGAATTCAAAACCGTCCCAGGTGTTCAAGCCCCGAACCCCGAACCGGAACAGCCAGGCGAAGATGTCGCGGATGATGTTTTCTTTGGGGATGCACCAGAGCAGCGTACAAAAAAAGTTGCCTATAATTAAATGGAACTCTCTGACTATCTTCGAGACCCCGTGAGTGCTGCTCTCATCGCGGCGGGTCTTACCGCGACATATATTCATTTGAAGGCTCACCTCAATAATGAAGGTAAGTTGGAACTCAATAAATACACCAAGCCCGCCGTTCTCAATGCGATTCTCGTGTTTGCCATAGTATCTGGTGGTATTGGACAAAAAGAATCTATTTCCTCAGAACCTTTCTAAACTTAAAGATTACACGAATAGAATAAGAAAATGGCATCCGTTACTGCGTTTAACGATATGATGGGTCAATTTCTTGTGGAATTGCACAAGACTTTTCCAGATGAAAAAGGCATTAAAAAAATGATGACTTCCTTCGACCTACTGAAGACGACCAACCCACGCCTCGTTGTTGATGGTTTCATGAAGGGTGTTTCTCCCTACGCCGATAAGATTTCCGCGAAGGATGACAACTTTCTTCTCAACGAGATGAATACAATTGATTTCCTAAAGGACCTCAACATTAAGTCATACTGGGAGAGGATGTCAGTCAATACGAAGGCTGCGACATGGCAGTATCTCCAGACTCTGTATATGCTTGGCACTACGATTACCTCAATCCCAGACGACACGCTGAAGATGATTGAGGGTATCGCGAAGGAATGCGCTGACAAGATGCAGGATGGTGATGGGGGGGAACTTAACCAGGATGCACTTATGAAAATGATGGGGAACATGCTTGGTAGTCTCCCTAAAAAATAAACCTCCACCTATACTAAATGAAAGTTTGGTTTGAGGATCCCCAACAACTCATCAGGGCTGATAAGGTTTCCGAGTTTTGGCCAACCAGTGATCAAACACCAGAAGATCGCATCAACGCTGCTTCTCGTTTTATCATTTATGCGAGTTGTCTGATTTACCTTATTCGCAGGGACCCCAGGATTTTCGTGTTAGGTGCGACCGTTCTTTCAGTTGTGTATGTTCTTTATAAGTCTAAGATGGTAATGAACACGGCGAGTTATACAGTGGATGGTGAGGTCCCGTGTCAGATGCCAACCGAGGAAAACCCAATGGGTAACGTTCTCATCACTGACTTTACCGATGCCCCAAACAGATTGGAGGCGTGTTATTATTCCACTGTGAAATCAAACGCGAGTAGTAGGATCCCCATGGATAGTGGGCGCTCGCGTTCCCCCCTCCCCAAGTATATGCAAAATGCGGTAAATCGACAGTTTGTCACCAACCCAGTGTCGAAAATCCCAGGAGATCAAACGCAGTTTGCGGAATGGTTATATGGTCCCAAGAATGGACCCATGTGCAGGAGTGACAGTAGATATTGTGATCCAAACGCGAGAGGGGTCCAGCTCGAGGCATTCGCGGGATTGGGATCAAATGGAGACAAGCGGTCGGGTATGTTTGCGAGGTAGAGTAGATTAATATTCTCATGTAATAATAAAATGGCATATCAGCTCCAACCTGGCCTTTCGATAGTTCAAAATTCGGGTGCTCTCCCCGCTGTTAAGGCGACTGATGAAATTTTCGTATATCCCCAGCCCAGTAGTACGAACTGTGGCGACTGCCGTCCCAATACCATGCTCTATGGTACCGCCCCTTACATGGCGGGTAAGGGCTCCCCAGCCCAGTACATCGACACGAGTGACCAACTTCGCCCACAATCCACATCCCGATTCAACAAGAACATCGTCCAAACCTACGAGCGCCGTCTGTTCCCCCTGTCCAACATGGAATGTAAAGTTCCCCTCCGTACCATGAGGTATGAACCCGCGAGCACCCGTGCCGATCTCCAAAATGGTCTTTTTCAGCAGAGGTACGCTAATAAAAATATCGGCAAGAAGTAAGAATGGCTGATCCCATTTCGCTCATGGCTGTTGCCGGTTTAATATACGCTGGTCGAACTTTGAGTACTAAGTCTGTTTCACCACCACCACCCGTGGAGGAGGTCCAACAAACGGTAGCCAAAGGTCCCATAGTAGAAGTCCAAAATAATGAATTTAGTCCTATGAACGGAGTACCTCAAAAAAGGGAGATGGAGAGTTTCGCCGACATCTCCATACAACAACGAAGTGGTGGTCAGGAAATACTAAACATGCGAAACCGTATGTACGACCAGGGTCGAATGAATAACCTCTCACCTGTAGAGAAACAACTTGTCGGACCAGGTCTCGGTGTAAGTGCAGATACCCCAGCCGTTGGTGGGTATCAGCAAATGTTCAGAGTGAATCCTGTGAATGTTGGTGAGTACAGATTGACTACACTCCCTGGACGATCTGGTCCAGCTGCTGACATCACTGGTGGTCGATCAGCCGTCGTCGGAGAACTTACCCACAACAAACCAGAAACAACTTCATTCCTCCCTTCCCGTCTGCCTACAATGCCGGGGCGTGCCCAAGGTATGTCGGGTGTGGTCCCACGTAACGAACATGAGAGAACTAAGCGCACGACAAACCGATCGGAAACTGGTCTCCGCACAGATGGACTTGGTTTCAATGGCGCCAAGCGTTTCGTTTCCGCTCAGACAATGTCTCAAGATCCTACACGGTTTAAGAGTGACCGCAACGATTCCCAGTACAACTACTACAACCAACCTGCACCGGGTATTACAAATTTCCAAGGCGCTTACACGAATGGTGCCGCTGCCAAGGTGACTGCGAAGACCAACGAGGAGCTCATGAAGTATGGTTTCCGTCCCGAAGATCGTCGTGGTAAGCCCAACAGGATGGGTAACGCGGGTCGTATGAATGTCCGTGAGAGTGCCCTCAAACAGGGTGGTCGCCTCACTTCGGTTCGATCAGATACGACTCGCATCGATGGTCGTGTAAATGCTGCCAACGGTGGTTGGACCCAACAATACCAGCAGAAGCCAATCCACCAATTCAACGCCTACAAGGGTAACGCAAATCCAAATGCGTGTGATTTGGATATCGCCAAGCGCCAGCTCCAGAACAACCCCCTCGCTCATGGAATCTACCAGTAAGTATTTAGATATTAGACAAAAACATTCATTAAAATATTGTGCCTGTATTTTAATGAAGGTGTATAACCTCTCGATTGATAGTAGTGAGCGTCTTACGAATGTATATTCACATGCGAACAACTACGTTGTTACATTAGAGAACCCAATTTATGACGTGTCCCAATTTAAACTGGTCTCTGCGAGGATTCCTACACCTCAGCTGACATCGTGTGCTACCAATAAGACATTTAGTGTCGATGGAAATGTTTTCACACTCAATGAAACAAACTACGCGAATGGTTACGTCCTGGCTGAAGATCTTGAAACACTCCTCGCACCACCAGATTCCAATGTAAGTTTAGTTGTGTATGACCAAGAAACACAGAGTTTGAACTTTTCAAACGTGGGAACATCCAACGCCTTTACATTCGAGTTTCATTCAGGAACAAATGGATATCAAAGTGCCTCATCCCTTATGACGACACCGCATCAACTCATGGGCTTTAGTTCTCAAGACTTTAGTTCAAATGCAAATGGTGAAATTACATCTGGGTTCATCAATCTCCATGGTCCCAACTCATTGGTTCTAAAATTAACTTCCGGATCGGATGAGTTTATTCAAGATGTATATTCATCAACCCCGTTTTACACGGGTCACATTCTTATGGATGGTTCAGACTTTATAAACTTTAACGGTGCAGATGATCTAGTGATCCACCATTTCCATTCTGGACCCAAAAAATTTGTACAAGATATTCGCGTTGAATTTTTCTACATGAGTCACGGTCGTCTCATTCCATATGATTTTAGAAATCAAGATCATGTACTGAAATTTGAAATTACCTGTTCCACCGATAAATTAGAGGGACTATCAAAAGTCCCAATCGAGACTATAGAGGAAGAATCTATAAGCATTCCTGAGGTGAAGAATGTTTATAGATGGAAAAGAGAATACACCTACATTGTATTGATCGTTATATTTGGACTCCTCCTCATATTTTTCATGAAAGGTGGGCGTCGAGGGTATCGAAGGAAAATTACCGAGTGATCGCATAGACTGGCTGCGCTGGCTTCTGGACACGACCATTGATGTTCGAGATCACGAGATAGACAATCACAGAGAGGAGGGAGGTGAGAATGGCGATGAGCGCGTACTGGGTACCACCATTCTTGGGGACCTTAATGAGTTGGGTAATCGACCAACGGATGAAATCCATCCAAGACATGGCCGCCGCGAAGGAGAAGCCACCAACGATGGAGTTGAGGGTCTGGGTCTGAAGCTCTTGGGTCACGAGATCGACAGTCTTGATAGCAGAGGAAACGGCGGACATTGTATATAGTTTATCCTGAGAAAATTATTCAGGTAACAGCTCCTGCTTTTCTACGACTTTTTTGAATTTTTTCTTTTTTATTGTTTTCATTTTCGAAAATAATTCTTCATCATCTGAAGAATCTTCACTAGAACTGGATCCTGATTCATATATTTTGAATTTAGTATTTGAAAAAGACCATCCTTCGGGTTCAGAGGTGCCCATTACTATTAATAGCATTTTTTAACATCTCTTCTGCCGGATTTTGTGGCACCCAACTCTCCCATTGGTCATGAGCTTGATTCATGAGGATGAATTTTTCCTGGTCCCCCGAATATCTTTCAAAAGGTGGGCAATCCTCTTCTGGAACTTCTTCGATATCGTCCTCGTCCTCGTCCTCGTCCTCGTCCTCGTCCTCGTCATAAATTTCAGGAAACAAACTTCCAACATTTTGACCCACTGTATTCATCGCACAGTACTTAGTCGCATATTCCATGTCCTCTGGGAGTATAATGTTCCTCCCACAAGCTTTGGAATATTCGGCCGCTAAAACGACACTGTTTTCCATCACAGGCATCATAATGTCAATCATGGAGTTCATGTATTGTTCTGCCATGGCAGAACCATCACCACCGAATCCGGTTTGCATGTTCATTTTAATGTTTAATTTTAAAAAGAGTTTTGCCAATTCCCTCACTTACACGGAATGTGTTGTAGCTTAGGGCGTAGACTCGAATTTGTCTTTTAAAAAATGGACATGCGGTGAGACTTAGGTTTAAAATTTGATCTTTTACGAGACTGAAATTAATTTGCCCGGTGGGATACCATTCCTCTGGTTGGAGAGCGAAACTATACGAATAAAATCTCCTAATCAATTGAGTCTTTGAGTGGTGAATTCCCCCCTGTATAGCTTTGAGGAAAGTGACGGTCCCTGTATCTTCTGTGATGATGTCCTGATCATCAAGGGTGAGTGTCAAGTAATCAAGATTTTCATAGAGGATGAACTTTCCATCCTGTACATTTGACGTGTTGTCGTAATCGAAGATGGTGACAAAGTTCCCCTGTAGTGTGGTGTCTGCCTCTACATTTACATTACTTCCCTGTCTCTGGATAACGAAGTAGAGTTCCTTGATTGGGTTTGTAAAGTCCAACTTGAATTTTCCAGAATTTACACCAACACCAACATTAAAGACATTCTGTTGAAGCTGCGTGATCAGGTAGTCTGTGGGTGTATTTTCAATCTTAATACGTTCTACACAATCTAAGAAGACAACTTCTGTGCAGAGTTGAAACTTTTTCAGATTGAGAGTTTCCTGTAAAGTGTTGTAGCTTCCATCACCTTTAATGACCAGTTCCTGTGCGTGTCTCAGTTTAAACTCGATTTCAACTTCCTGTTTGTTAATAGCACACAGGGGCACTGCAAGTTTGGGATTTCCATAAAAATAAAATGGAAGATCGACAAAGAAACTTTCGTCAGAATCCAATCCCAATGTACCATTGATTACGATACCGGAATTACTAACCACCTCACCAACTCTTTTGTCTGACGTTTGAAGTGGGTACTTACCCACAAGTTGTTCGAGGGCGCTTTGTTTGGTTTGGGTGACATTATGCTCCGAATAAATTTGGAGATAGTCACTTGTCAATCGCTGAACAACCTCACCACCCACGATGAGATCTACGTATTCTATAATTGCATGTGCAACTGATTCGATGTACATCGTCGTGCTCGTGACTATAATTTCGGGAAGGGTCATCCTTACACTCAACGTCTTGAGAAGATCACCTTGATTTTGGGGAATTTTGAATCGTACAATCTTTCCAAAATTAGCTTCATTTTCTGGATCTATATCAATAAATTCTGTAGAAAAATTTGAGTGTTTTTTGAAACTTTCCACAAAAAAACTGTAGTCTGGATCTAATGTGAAAAATCTCTCTTGGGGACCAGAAGCCAAGAGTTGGACTTGTCCAGCCATTACTACTATATCCATCTAAAATTTTAATCCAGCTAAACCACTCTCAATCCTCAATACATTGTAATTCAGTGCATATACACGTGTATCGTTTTCAGATACAGTTTCGATTGGGTTAATTTCAATTGTAAAAAGTTTATGAGATATGCGACTCATATTCACCTGACCGGTTGGATAAGGTACCGCAGGATTGAGAGAAAATGAGTACATACCGAATTTAGATGGACCCAGGCGAGGATTCAAACCGTTAAACGTTTCGGTCGTGAAAGTGAGCGCCGATGGAGAATTTATATGGTATTTGAGCGGTTGTTCGTAACAAAGAAAGAGTCCATCCCTGCTGAAAACGATTTCATTGTTGAATCGTAGTTCGACATTTACGATTTCATTATAGTAATTTGGTATATTGTTTGAAGAAGCCACTTTATTTTGAGAAACGAAGAAGATTTCTTTGACGGGGTGATGGAAGTTGAGCATCACAGACTTTTTGTTTTCACCAGCTTTCATCTTAAACTTGGACAACTGCACCTGTGTGATGACATAGTCCAGGGGTCTGGACATGAGGTACCCCCTCTCCTCTGGTGTGACATATACAAACTCTGTATCCATCGAAAACTTCGTGATCGAAGCTGTGACATCTGAAATACCACCTGCATCTGGTGCTCCGAGATTTCTCACAAGTTCATTGAGGGGTCTCGTTTTGACTCTCACCTCGACGAGTTGTTTTGTCAGAGCGCATGTAGGTATAGCCAAGGAAGGATTCCGGTAAAAATAAAATGGAAGACACAGGAAATATGTATATTCACCCGAGTAGCTCAGATAGTTTCCGTGACCATTCAGGAAATACATCGTCTGATTAATATCATCAATTGTGTTATGAAGTTGTTGGTGCATGTAAATGTATTCGCCTGTGATTCTCTCGATGAGTTGTCCTCCGATGAGAAGTTCGGCGTACTCGATGAGATGAGTTATTATTGATGGTGACCAGACCATATCGTTTTCACCACCATCATCCGGTTGGGGGTCGGAGAGAGTTATCTTCAACGTCATATCTCTGATGAGATCACCTTTATCATTTGGAACTCTACATTCGATTACCTGCCCAAAGTCGATGTTCCCATCAAACTGACTCTCCACAAAGTCGAATGAAAATTTAGTGTGTCTCTTGTAATTCATCAGAAAGTACGAAAATTGTGGCTCACCTGTGAGCCACTCGTCTTGTATCCCAGTGGCAGCGAGCCTCAGACGGCCAGCCATTCCTACTCTATATGAGTAAAATTTTGCTAAATAAAACGAGACACTACAATAGAATGAATCTCCAGTTGAGGAAATTCAAACCAGAGGGAATAGCCGACGATAAAGTTTGTGTATTCATCGGTAAGCGAAATACAGGTAAATCCACCCTCGTGAAAGACATAATGTTCCACAAGAAGCATCTTCCAGCCGGTATCGTCCTCTCGGGGACAGAGGAAGGTAACCATTTTTACTCTGAATTTATTCCAGACCTCTTCATCTATGGTGACTATGACAGAGACGCGATAGAAAGGGTCATGGCGAGGCAGAGAAAATTGGTGGGTGCAGGAAAAGAAAACTGCGGAGCCTTCATGCTCCTGGATGACTGTATGTATGACTCAAAGTTCCTCAAGGATACGTGCATTCGACAGTGTTTCATGAACGGGAGGCACTGGAAG